GTGAAATTGGAGCTCAAAGACGAACATAGAGGCAAGTTCAATCTTGGTGTGTACCATTTTAGAAGATACAACCTTGTGAACAAGCACTATATTGATATTACTCCTATTAAGTTCGATCAACTTCTCGCTAGTTCAATTGCAATTTATGAGCGGCTTAACGAAAATAGCAATAATTATCTCGACAAGCTAAATGATCTTATCAAGAATGGTTATGATAATGCTGTGCCACAGTCGATTGCAAATGGTTTTGACCCCAATGGCAATGAAATAAACGAGTTAGAACAAGGCGAATACAATCCAGTCGCGTCAATAATGCATCAATACGACCCCCAATTGGAGCAAGAAGCTATCTCTGACTTTTGGGATTCTACATTAAATAATGACTATTACCGTAGTACCAAAGGCGACCATTCTACTGGCTTCTTGATCCCGGACATCGTAGAGCCCATAGTAGATGCGATGCACGATTGGACAGAAGTCAACAACCTGAAATTGTCCCATTTTTCTCAGTATTATCCCGTAGGCATGCTTCTACGTTGGGTCGAAGAAAATGGTGACCAATATGGAATTGCCAAAGATGACCCTGAATTGTGGAATGTACTGAAGAGTAAGAGTTGTGTGCATTTTTGGCGCTTTTGGATATTTCTAATCAAAGACAGGTTCTTAGAAATGCATGGCAGCGCACCCGACTCGGAATCTCTCACAAAGAAATTTTTGGAAGAAATGGGACATGGTAGGATCACCACATTTCTGGCACGTGTTGGTGTGCTCAAGAGTGGCGTTTCAAATGGTTCAATGAACAGATTTCTATTCCCGTTGCTCGTGGCGCAGGAAATGATAAGAATCCATGTGGTCCGTGTCACAGGCAGCCCGATATGCGGACAGATTTCCAACGTATTCATCACGCAAATGTCCTACTTTGCCACGGCCTTGATAGTCGGTGGTGCTGTTAGTGGCGTTACAATGTTAGTCAAGAAGTTTTTCTTTGATAAACCGTCTCCAGAATACGTAGTTAGGGATGGGAAAAGTGCACCAAAAAGTAGGAGACAAATTCGCCGTTCTGCCACGGGAAAGACGGAAAGCTTAGATCTTAACGCTGAACAGATGGCTAACAAGGTCATAAAACGCTCTCTATATTCGATGAAGTTTGGTTGGCACGGGGAAGAAATAGTTGGGCATATGTTGTTCGTGAAAGGCACTTATGCACTTGTGCCAAGGCACTACATTGACATTCTAGATGCCCAAATAGAAGCTGACGAAGATATCCGTGGTGAGAATGTAACCCTTCATAATTGTGAAACTGGCCAGCAGTTGGAAGTTCCTGTTGCCCGAATCATCGATGGAACTTGTTCTGAAAAGACCGATGATCAAGATATCGCAATTGTAGATGTGGGACAGATTGGTTTCCTGCACCCGAACATAATTAAGTATTTCCTATCCGAAGCGAATTTGGCAAAACCCCTAGAGTGGAATGTTCAAGTGTTGGCAACACGTTCTAAGCGAATCAACATCTTGTCGTGCAAAGCCAGGAGAATAGCTAACAAACAAGTATCTGCCGGCAACAATGTCTCATGGTGTTTGCGGGACTGTCTAAGATATGTATGCGGTACGCGTGCAGGTGACTGCGGTTCTCCAGTACTACTAAATTGTAAGTCAATTGGACCCGGCAAACTAGTTGGAGTATATGTGGTAGGTTATGGCGAAATTTCAGGCTTCGGAATTTGTAATATATTCAGTTCCGAGGATATAGAAGGACTGTGTGATATTTTAGACACTGAAAACAAAGAGACTATGGTGCCAATCGAGG